GAGATGGCTGACCTGGTGCCCCGCCCTGAGCGGCCCTACTCCGCCAAGGTCTACACGGCTTTGGCCAAAGCCATTGCCCAAGCCGCAGCAGTCATGGGGTTGGACCTGCAGGCCGAGACCTACAGCGGACCAGTGGAAGAGATGGACGCAGACATTGCGCGCTTCCTTGCCATGATGGCCACAGCATCTGCAGACTATGGCAAGCCCTTCCCTGTGGAGCTGGACGCCATCAAGGGTGACGCTGAGCTCACTGCCATCACTGCTGCCCTCATCGAGCTGGCAAAGGACAAGGAGTTTGCTGAGTTCCTTGACGCCCCAGCAGGTGACGTAGTGCAGGAGGAAGTCATCACACCCATGGGCACTGAGTCCATGGATGAAGACTTTGATTTCAGCGCGCGCATGGGCTGAGCGGTATGGCCTTCTCATCCATAAGGAGCCGTATCGCGCAGCTCTTCGGCTTTGGGCAGAAGGCTAAGAGCATCATACCGGTAAGCCGGAAACAGGCTTACTATCGCTCATATGAGGGCGGGGTGCTTGGCAACCTCACCCAAGCCATTGAGCGCAAGCAGCCTGTCACTTTCTTCTACACAGACAAGTGGCAGCCGGAAGGCACGCCAGGCGCAATGGGTCAGCGAGTAGGCAACCCACACGCCATCTGGAAGGGAGCAAACGGGCGGACATATTTACACCTGTACGTCGACCCCCAGAGCGCCACAGCTACAGGCGGCCTGCCTGGTTGGCGCACCTTCCTTGTCAACAGAATCCAGAACGTGAGTGTGTTGGAGCTGGGCACCTCGTTCCTGGGCAGGCCTGTGGCCTTTGTCACAGCCCCCGGCTGGAATCCCGGATGGTACCGGGCAGTCGGTCAACCCATCAAGCTCCTACAGTGAGAGGACATCATGGCCCACGAAAGCGTAGCAGAGCAGGTTCTTGCAGAAGTGCAAGCAGCCCAAGCCCCTGAGCCTGAGGCACCAGCCCCAGCATCTGAGCCCGTTGACCCTGAGGTGGCAGCCATGCAGGCTGTCATGGATGAGGACGGGGCAGAGGTAGAGGTAGAAGAGCAGGAAGGCGATGAGCCTGCGCGAAAGCGCGGACTGTCCTGGGAGCAGGCCATCAAGTCTGTGCCCCCAGACATTGCAAAACTCATGCGCAACATGCAGAAGGATTACACTCAGAAGACGCAGCAGGCAGCGGAAGAGCGCAGGGATTGGCTCAGGGAACGTGAAGCCCTCATGGCAGGCAAGGCCTCGCTCAAGGCTCCCACTGAGCTGCCCGAATACGACCCGTTCAATGAAGGCAGTATGCAGGCCCGGATTGAGGCAGAGGTCACCAAGCGACTGCAGCAGGTACTGGAGCCCATGCAGGCCGAGTATGAGCAGGCCACTGCCCGCGATAGCTACAAGCTGTTCGTGAAAGAGCATCCTGAGTTTCAGACAGACAAGGGGCTTAGGTCAGAGGTGCAGCACCTGCTGGAAGGCAATGAGGCCCTCGACTTGGAGACTGCCTATTGGGCAGCCAAGGGCAAGCAGGCGCGCATCACAGCAGCCCAGCAGAAAGAGGACCGGTCTGCAGCTCGTAGGGCAGCCAAGGAGGCAGCCCTCAAAGGCACAGGCTCATCACGGCGCGGAGTCACACGGGGCAAGCCCACACGGGGCGACCTAAGGACTGCAAGCGCTGCAGACATTCTGGCTATGGCTCAGGCTATGCATAGACGCTGAGCCGTGATAGTGTCCCAGACAGAGTGAGGCCACCCCACTGCGGAGCCTTGCGCGTCAGGCACTGTGACGACCACAGCACGCCACCGAACCGCAAGATTCCCAAACCCAGTGGAGGCCACCAACATGGCACCTCAAAGTGTAATCAGCACCACGCTGCAGCTGCTGCGTGACAAGCTCATCGACAACTCTTTCCTTAGTCACCCTCTCTTTCGTTCGATTGAGCAGGCTGGCAACCTTGTCAAAGTCTCAGGCGGCCTAAGAGTCGAGCAGCCCGTCATTTTCGGTGAACATAGCAGCATCACCGAGCTGACTAACGGCTTCGAACCTGTCTCTATGGCGGTAACGGACCCATTCAACAGCGCTAAGTTTGAGTATGCAAACTTCACCCAGCCTATCGTTCTGTCAGCTGTGGAAAAGGCAGCCAACAAGGGTGACCTTGCTGTGGTCAACATCCTTGAAAGCAAGGTGAAGAACGTCATGCTCGGCCTGAAGAAGGAAGTGAGCAAGCAGGTCATTGCAGGTAGCAGCACTGTGCTGACCACCATGCAGACCTTGAACGGCATGACTACCGCAGCAGGAACGGGCTGGTTTGAGGGCGTCACAGCTGCCAACCAGCAGAACACTGTTGGCGGCCTCTCCAAGGCCACGTACCAAGCTCAGAACTGGTTCAACCAGTTCTTCAACAGTGGTGCCAACTTCGACCTGTCGCACCTTGACCAGCTGATGATCGACTGTCAGATTCGGAATCCCTCCGGTGAGTTCCCTGACATTATCCTCATGTCGCCCAAGTGCTTCGCAGCCTTCCAAGCCAAGCAACAGAGTTTCGTCAACTACGTCAGCGCAGGTGACCGCGATTCGCTTGACCGTGACATGGTCGCTATGTGGCGTGGTGCCAAGATCTATGTAGAGCCTCAGTTGGGCTTTACCGCTCAAAATCCAGCACTGCCGGTGTCTGCTTACGTCCTAAGCAGCAGCAACTTCCAGCTCTATGCTGATACAGATGGCTTCTTTGAAGTGTCTGACATGATGCCCGTCCCTGGCACTGCGACTGAGGCCGCCATGGTCTTCTGCCGCATGCAGCTCGTCACTGGTCACCTTGCTTCGCACGGTGTCCTTCTCAACGCGGAGGCCTGATCACATGGCAACTTCCACACTCATTCAGTTCCTCGGTGATGGCGTCACCTCCCCAACCGGGGCAGGTGCAGACACCTCCAACCGTCGTCAGACCGAAACCTTCATCAGTGGCGCTGCAATCGTCAAGGGTGATGTGGTCATGCTGGACACCAGCAAGACCGGTGCAGACCGCGCGCTCTACATCAAACAGTGTGCCGTTGTCGCAACCGGCAACCCACTGGCAGTGGGCGTAGCTCTCAACGCTGCAGCTGCAGCTGGTGAGCAGGTGCGCGTTGTGGTCGCGGGCTACGTTGCAGACGTTGACTGCGCAGGTGGTACGATTCTCATCGGTGCTGCTCTTTCCGCAGGAAAGACGGCCGCTGGCGAGGTTGAAACCGCTGCAGCTGGTGACACTGCTGGGCTCTTTGCTGTAGCCCTTGAAGCGAAGAGTGCAACGACTGCCAACAAGGTAGCTATCCACATCTTGAAGCGTTTCTGAGACCCCCCCAAGGGGCGTAGCGTCCACCGTCCTCTCGGACCTGCGCCCCTGCCCCATCAGCTCCCCTGCTCGGGCTGGTGGGGCTCTTTCCATGAGGTGACTGGTGAACCTTGGCGAACTGCTCGACTTTTGCGGTAACCTCCTGGATTACGACCCAAGCAATGACACGTATCGTGCGCAGCTCGTCAGTCTGCTCAATGATGCCCAGACCCGCTGCCTGACTGACAGGCCTTGGGCCTTCTCATCGCGTGACCGTGAGGTCATCGTTTGGACTGACACCACGCTCAGCTTGGTGGTCACCAATGGCAGCAGCCAAGTGACTGGCACGTTTGCCACCAGCAGCAGCGCCATCACTCCGGGCAGCAACTTGGCAGGCGCTGAGCTGACATTCAAGGACAGTGGGGGCATTAAGCATAAGCAACAGGTTGCTTGGGTGCAGTCGGGCACTGTGCTCTATCTGGACCGGCCCTATCAGGGCGCGTCTGGAACCTATACCTCCAAGGTCAAGCGCCGAGAGGTCTACCTGCCCAGCGACTGCATGACGGTGCAGAACGTCAGTGACCCCATTGTGGGTATCCCTGCCAAGGCGCTGTTCCTCAGCAAGTGGGAACGGGAGGACGCTAACCTTGACCCAGACCTGCTGGGCACAGTCGAGGCCTACCTACCCAGCGAGGGCAGGCGCGTGCCAGGTCCACAGGTACCCAGGGGTGTGGCCACGGTGGCAGGAGTTGGCCAGGGCGTCAGGACCATCAACGTGTACATGGTAAACGTGGAAGGCCCAAACGCGCAAAACTTCCCAACGTACCCGCTCGACGTCAGCAGCGGCTTTGAGTCGCCATTCTCCAAGGTGGCCAGCTTCACCCTGGCAGACAACCAGACGCTGACGTTCACACCTGAGGTCATCCCCAGCAGCACAGGCCTGTACCGGCGGTACTACTTCACCTGCCCTGAGGCCAACATCCTGGCACCCGTACGCATCAGGCACGCAGACACTGAGGACGCTCTTGCGGTTAATGTGGACACTGTGCCACCCACGGGCAGCATCACCCTGAAGCCTGACTTGAAGCTCAGCACACTCAGCAGCCAAGCCTTCCAGGCTACCGCTATCCGGTACTCTTGGAATCAGTCCGCAGCGTACCAGGCTGTTGAGCTGTACCCTCACCCAAGCGGTGACCAGGACATCAACATCAGGATGGTGGTCTCACCCAGTCGGATGCAGGAAGACCAGGACGCGCCCTTGGTGCCTGCCTCCTACGCTCAGATTGTGGCGTATGCTGCGCTGGAGTCGCTGACGCTGAAGGTAGACAATCCGGCACTGGCCCAAGTCTACCAGCGCAAGAAGACGGTCATGTACAAGGCAATGGAGCAGCGCTTTCTCAAAGAAGTGCCCCGCAGAATCATCAAGGGAACGCCCACAGCGGGCTACCGCTTCACGCGCAATCCCTTTGGCACGCTGACTTTTACGCCATGAATCAGAACCAAACACAGACACCGCTTGCAGGTGGGGTGGCCACCAGGCTGCCGCAGAATCCACAGGATGCAGGCGAGCTAAAGAACTGGACAATCGACCGAGTGTCAGGTGGGTGGTCTTCGCGTGTGGGCTACGAAAACTACGCGACCGGCTACAACAACTGGGACCCCTTCGCCAGCACCGGCCCTGTCTACGCGTTGCATGTGGCTCAGCAGTTGTCAGGTGGTGCGCGTCAAGCTGTGCTCTTCGAGGCAGACGGCAACCTGCAGTACTACTACGACAGCATCATTGCGCCGCAGCTCGTGACGCTGGCCACAGGTCGCCACATCCCCACACCCACAGAAGCTGGCAGCTGGTTCACAGACACGCCGTATGGAACCATCATTACCAATGGTGTGGACCGGCCTGTCATTGTGAACCCATGGCCACTGGGCACAGCTGCAGAAGCAGCTGCTGCGCGGACGCGCTGTATCAGGGCGCTGGGTTTTGCTACTGTGCCAGATGCCCCTGAGCCCATGCGGGTGAACCCAATGCCTAAGCCCAGTGGGGGCTCATTCAATCCAACCATCTTGGGCTCAGCGCTTACCTTGTGGTGCCCCAGTCAGGCGAAAGGCATCGCTGATGGTGGGCGCTGGGGCCTGGGGTTTTCCAACAACAAAGCCACAGGGAACCAGGATGGGGACCGGGTTGCGCTGTTTGCGTACGCGGTCAGCTTCATCAGCAACACGGGCAGTGAAGGCCCTGCCAGTGAGCTGGCCTCAGTCACTTGGGGTCTGCCATCAGATGCAGAAGGTCACAGGCACGCGGTAGGGCTGCGCCTACCTATCGGCCCTGAAGGCACTGTTGCGCGCAAGCTGTACAGAACCCAGAACTATAGCGATGATTACGTCTATCAGGGTGACACCACGCTGTACCAGCTGGAGGTGGTGCGGAACAATGCGGAAGACTTGTATTTTGACGCAGCCCGCCCACGAAGCCTGAACCTGCCCAAGCCGGATTTGAACACAGGCCCACTGCCTGCGCCGCGTGCACGGTTCAGCGCGCTGTTTGGTGGCTGCCTGTGGCTGGACGGGGGCATCGATGACGGCCTCAGTCTGTACTACTCCGCGCCTGGTTTGATTGAGCAGTTCGGGCCAACTGCCTTCATCCAGCTGGGGGCAGAAGGTGGCAGCATCACGGGCCTCTTCGGGAACTACACCAACCTCTTGGTCTTCCGTGAGCGTGGCATTGACGTAGTGACCGGAACCTTTCAGTCTGGCTTTCAGGTCCGCACCATCAGCAACTCAGTCACTTGCAGGAGTCCTCACAGCATCCAAGCAGTGCCTGGGCTCGGTGTCGTCTTCCTGGCTTCAGACGGCATTTATGCGTTGACTGGAGGCCTAGAGGGTGGTGCCATTGCTGACTTGGTAAACCTGACAGTGGGGCAGGATGAGTTTATCCAGCAGATGACCCCTGACTGCCTGCCTAAGGCTGTGGCCATCTTCAGCGCGTCACTCCGAGAGTATCAGCTGTACTTCTGCGCAGGCGGTAGCGACCGACCCAGCAGGGGCTTGGTGCTCCACCTGGACCGGTTGGCACTCATTGACAGTCAGCGCCTAAGCCCTTGGAGCTCACGTAGCGGCTTCCCTGTGGGCGCACTGGCTACTCGGGCAGACGGTACAGTGGTGTTCGGTCATCACACTGGGGCTGAGTCAGGCACCAGCACCAGCCAGCGCGGCCTCTTCGTGATGTCTGGCAAGCGCGCCAAAGGCAGCGCCATTGAGTCTGACAACATGGTGGCGCAGAGCCCACCGACCAGCACATACCGCTCAGCCTGGTGGTCAGCAGGTGACCCTCAGATGCAGAAGCAGGTCACCTATGTGACCATCTGGGTGATGACCACAGGTGATGCCAGCATCACTATGCGGCACTACAAAGACTTCAGCTTGACCCCAGTGTTGGAGCGGACGTACCTGGCACAGCCTCCAGACGCTGCAGTGCTTCCGACGCTGGACAAGACAGTGCTGGGGCTGACCACCTACCAAAAGGAGCGACTGGTTCCCCTGCGGTACAGTGTCGCCCACATGTCTGCTGCTTGGTTCTGCTTTGAGATTGAGACCACAGCAGACATCATCCTGGTGGGGCATGAGTTTGAGTACACCACGAAGGGCACCAAGATAGTGCAGGGGCGCAGGGCATGAAGCATTGGACCCAGAGAGAGGCCACCACAGGCGGCACCATTTCGCCCGGTGCGGTCAATGATGAGCTGCGCGCTCAGCAGTCCAGCATCACCACGCTGGACCGCGACCAGCTGCCCGGCAACTACGTCAGCAGTGACCGGCTAAAAGACTACGCGTTGACGCGCGTCTACAGCGCCGAAGAGACCCACACAGGTGGCGAACAGACAACCGTTGTAGACACTACAGACATCCCCACAAACGCGTGGAACAGCGCGACCTTTGACGTCTACCCAGGAGGCTGGCAGAACATCGATGATGACGCCATCACCTTGGCAGGCTTCAAAGGTGGTCACCTTCAGATTGAGTGGGCAGGCAACGCGTACATTATGGGCGAGTTTGCCTACGGTAAGAATACGCCCAGCCCTAAATCCCCACGATATGTCAACTTACGCATTACGGCGAACGGATTGACAATCGCTGAGAAGCGCGGCCCCTGCTACCATGAGGCCTTTAGAGTTATAGGCTCAACCTTAATACCTCAAGGTGATGTCAGTATTCGGCTCCAGTGGCGGATTGTTGAAGCCTCAGAAGACGACCCCCTTACTACCACAGGTGGTGACCGCGTACCTCAGGCCCACCTCTACAGTATGCGGTACCTGGCCATTGGGAGATGGAGATGAGCAGAATCACAGACAGCCCCGTAAAGGATGGCGATAGCCTTGACGCTGCCAGCCTCAATACGCGCTTTGCAAGCTACACGCAGACAGACCTCAACCAGTTCAATCACCGTGATGCTGCGCATGACCTGCCCCAGTTTGTGAATACTGGCTTCATGCTGACCCATGCGCAGAGTCAGGAAATAGGCCTGAACAACTGGAAGCACAGCAGCTCGGTAGCCCTGAACGGCATGACCACCATGCCCGCAGATGCCAGCCCAGTGAACAACGGGTCAGGCACTGTGACAGATATGAGCTTTGGAGCGCTCGGTATCAACATCACAGAGGATGAGGTATTCCGCGCGTACTGGAATCTCAGCGTTTTCGCCAACCCCGGAACCAAGTGGGACGACGCCAGCAGCCTTGGATATTACGTTTTTCCTGCTACAGCTCCTGGACCTACAAAAAAAGCATGGACTTGGGGCGCTGTCTGGGTCACCTATCTGGAGTGGGACGTGACCAGCAACAGCCGGGCCAACTACGTGGCAGTGCCAGGCCAGAGCGATTTCAAGACAGTCATTGCAGGAAAGTACGGGGCTGCCTTGGGTGACATGCAGGCCTCAGCGGTAGTGCCTGCAGACCTTCGGTTTTCCAATAGGCCAGATGCTGGGGTTCTGGGCTTATCAGGTGACCAAGGCGGCCAAAAGTGGCGCGGCCTCAGTGGCGCCTGGTTCTACACCAGGCCATCAGGCAACGTCACCTGCTACGGCCTGCGCGTTGTCATCAAGGGTATCATGCACCCTTTTAGCAACGCGGGTAACAACTACCTGGTCCACGACACCGTATACAGCGACGGCGCATCGCTGGCCTACAACGGGGGCAATTTGGCTGTGCTAAAGCAGAGGGTCAAATGAGCTACACCCCGCCCAACACTTTTGCCGATGGCACCATCTGCACATCTGCAGCGCTGGAAGGCAATGCGGAAGCCCTGCGCGTCTATCTGCACCGGGGCATTGTGCCCGCAGATGTCCAGGCTGCAAAGTGGATCGATACCCGACACA